TTGGTTGAAAAATCAACACAGGCGCATCTGGAGTGGAGAGGTTCGATAATTTTGTTTTTGAAATTGCAGGTGAAGATGAATCTGCAGTTGCCAGAAAACTCCTCTGTAAACGCCCTAAGTAGGAGTTGTACGTCGTTTGTTGTGTTATCAGCTTCGTCGATGATGATGACTTTGTGTTTACCAGTTGCTTGAAGTGAGACGGTCGAAGCGAAATTCTTTGCAGTATTTCTGACCGTATCAAGAAAGCGTCCCTCATCGGATCCGTTGATGACATAAACATCTACTCCCAGTTGGTTGCACAGTGCCTTTGCTACCGTAGTTTTGCCGCACCCTGCAGGTCCAGCGAGCAGCATATTAGGTATCTCACCTTTATCTAGGAAGTCTTGAAAGGTCTTCTTAATACTTGTTGGTAAAATACAATCTTCAATAGTTTTGGGGCGATATTTCTCCACCCACAAAAATTCATTACGCATAATCATTCCAAAGGTCGAACAAATTCATTAGACACAATATCAGTTGCCTTCAATTGTTCTTTCATATATTCTACACCAATTTCTGGCATAGCGGTATCCCCACAGGTAAAAACATCACACACTGCCATTCCCTTTTCGGGCCAGGTGTGAATACTAATGTGGGACTCAGCAAGCATAGCAAATCCAGTTACACCTTGAGGTTCAAATTTATGAACTGCCAGGTGTAACAAAGTTGCCTTACACTCATTAGTTGTACGATACAAGAGTTTTCTAATAAACTCTTCATCATCAATGAGTTCTAATGAACAATCTTTTAGAGTAAAAAGAATGTGCTTCATTGTTGTTGTTTTTTCAACCATTCACGAAATTTTCTTTTCCCCGCTTCAACTTTCCACCACGGGGCATAAAGAGGACCTGGATAATCTTTCTTACCCGAAGGTGGAATCGGGTTCAAGTGCGATGTAGTAAGTGAGGTCATGGTTCTTAGAAGTAAAACGAGAAAGAAGTTTCTGAGATACCACCACCTCATAAGTTCCAGGAAGAACTTTAATGTTTTCTACCTTAAAGTTGAAAGAGAACTCTTTATCAGTCTCTCCAACAACAACAGCATAATCATTGGATGTATCGTTCTTCTTATCACGAACAACCAATTTAATCACACCGTTCTCACCAACTGCAGACAAGTCAGGCAGTTGATACACAGCAGATGCCTTGAGGAGTTTCTCCAGTTGATCGGTGCTGACTTCAAAGCAAATGTCTTCAGAAGGAAGAGTGATGTCTTTCTCAGGAGGAGTGACGATCACATTCGGATCAGCAAAGAAATACTTTGAACGAGACCGACCTTCACGGATAACAACATACCCTTCATTAGCAAAGTCAAGTTCAGGACTAGAGTGAAGACTCAGGCCGTTGAGGAACTGGTTGAGATCATAGATTCCAAAGTCCTTCATGAACTCTTCAGTAACAGTTGCCTCTGCAAGAATATTTTTCATCACACTGATAGTGCGAAGTTTGCTACCCTCTTTGAAAAGAATGGACTGGTTGATAGAAGAGAAGTTCTTCAGGACAGAGATAGTTTTATCAGAAAGTTTCATAGGGTTGTGAGTTTTCATTACAGAGGCCAGCGAAGTGGTAGAGAAGAATACAATAATGGATTGCCTTCAGGATATCCTGTTTGGACTTACCATCTTTCTTACCAAAACGAGAAAGGTACTTAAGTGCATTGGATCTACAGAATGGTTCTGCATCACCAACAGATTCAATCAGATCGAGTGTCTGAGTTTTTGATTCAGGAGAAGCATAGTGAGACCGATAGGTGCCACCAAGATACTCCTTAATTTCTTTGAGGATTACATCCTCATTATACTTCCAACGACCATTAGTATTATCGGTGGTAGGAAGATCGGGAATGTTCAGATTCAACGTATCGGAAGATAGTGAAATTGTATCTGGACTTCCCAAATTCAAATAAGAAAAGTCATGTGCAGGTCGTGCGGCACCGAAACAAATAGTGTCAGAAGATGCAGTGCCAGGATTACCTGTCAAACTAAAACCATCTTCATACCTGTCTTCAAAGTTAGTCATATTCAATTCATCAAATAGTAAAGACCATGAGTTAGTCATATTATATCAGGATGCAAGTCCATCGTCAATGGTGACACTATCACCGGGCATCACGAAATCAGCATCAACCTTGTCATACAGTTCCAAGAATGCCTGCTTGGTTTCATCATCGAAACGATTGACACAGACTTGAATTGCCTTTGCCTTGTCTCCGAAGATGCTATATGCCTTCACGATGTGAACCAGGCGACGGGTGCTAATGATTTCCTCAATACCACCATCATAGAAGGTCTTGCGGATGATGTCAGCCCAGTCAGAGAGACGCTTGCAGAAGTCCACATCAGAGCAGAGTTTGTTGAGGATCTTCTGTTCGGTGGCGGTGGAAGGATACTCCTGCTCAAAGGTCACCGGGAAACGCTCAAGGAATGCTTCATTGAGCACGTTAGTTCCAATGAATCGTCCGTCGTCGGAACCTTTACCTTTGGTATTTGCGGTTGCGAATACTTGGAAACCTTCTGTGGGCGCAACCCATTTGCCAATCTTCTTGAGGAAAACTCCTTTTCCTTCGAGAATAGATTGGAGACAAAGGATTTTGTTTGAGGCAAGGTCGATTTCGTCAAGGAGCAAGACTGCTCCTCGCTGGAGTGCTTCAATGACTGGGCCATTGTGCCAGACGGTCTCGCCACCAACAAGACGGAAACCACCAATAAGATCATCTTCATCTGTTTCTACCGTGATGTTGACCCGGATAAGTTCCCGACCCAGTTGAGCACATGCTTGTTCAACCGAGAAAGTCTTTCCGTTACCGGACAATCCTGTAATGAACGTTGGATAGAATACACCGGACTTAATAATTTTTTTAATATCACCGAAATTGCCAAACTGGACGAAGGTATCATCTTTTGTAGGGATAAGGTTTTGTTCGATTGCAGGCATTGCTGCAGGAGCACTATATGATACTTCCAGTTCTTCTACAGTCTCTTTCGTTACTTCCAAGTTCCACTTACCGCGACCAGTTTTATAGTCAGTCAACTTATTAGTCACAGTCTGATAGTTGAACTCATTCATCATGCAGAATGCCTTGATCTCAGCAGACGTGACCGACTCGCCATATGATTCGCGGAGACATTCAACGATGCTTTCTTTGGACAGACCCATTTGTTTTGTTTGAACTGAAGTTATTATAAACGGAAAAGGGGGCAGTTTGCCCCCTGAATGGTCAGTTTCCTTTTCGTCCATACTTGTATCGCATGGCTCCTAGAAGGTATGCCTGAGATAAAGATTTCGGACCATTAGTCAAAATCTCAATGACCTTTGGATCCTTCTCCGATGCCTTAGCAATCTCTCTCCAATCTTCTCTGTGCTCGCTCATGCAATCAACTCCATAAACTGACCCAGGACCTTCTTATTTAGTTTCTTAGTCTTGAGAGATTTGATAAATGCAGATTTAATCTTTGCTTTGGTAGCACCCTCATCAACTTCAAACTCAGCATCTTGAGAGAGTGATGCTGCAGACATCGCAAAGTATGCATGATATCCAGAATCTTTGATAGCAAAACTACGAAGTTTTTTCCAATCTTTTTGCATCTGTTCATAATTAGAATCATAAAGATTGTAGTATAGTTTTAAGAAAGCATTCGCATCGCGATTTTCAAGAACACGAATACCAATAAAGTTTACTGAGGGAAAGTTATCGCGAAGATTTCGGAGCATCAGATCAGAGAAACCATGCCATCCATAAGGAACTTGATAGGTGTTACCAGTCTTACGATCCCGAAGGAAAGTAACTCCACCAGACAACTGGCGATATCCAATATAAGGTTCACTCTCCCAGTGACGCTTGACCTCAACGTGACGGGAAAGATGGTTTGCCTCACCATCAGTCAGGACAATACACTGAACCTTTTGCAGTTTGTTCTGCTTCTGAAACTGAGGGAGGATCTGGTGAAGGCAGACAAATGCTTCATTCAAAGGAGTGCCAGACAGTCCTAGACGGGTAGGAACGGAGTAAGGAGCTCCATAGTAATTAGAGAATGCTTTGGCAATTCTCCAAATGTTAATCATCTGATGTTCAAGTTGCTTACCATTAGTCTTACTGGTCAGCAAATTCATCAAAGAAAAATGCTCACTCACGGCAAGAAGATTTTCTTTCTTTTCATATGCACAAGTAAGATCTACCGGGTTGATTACCTCACCTGTTTCATAATCATAATCAGGTTTCTTCCACTCATTAGTAAAAGCATAAACCTCAAAAGGAATAGAAACTTTCTTACAGAACCAGATCAGATTGTAGAGTTGCTTGATCGTATCCAACATCACACGGCTCATAGAACCACTCCAGTCAAGAATAAAGATCAGACCATGATTCTTACCATCAGGGATCACAGAGACTTTCTTGAATAGATCTTCATTGTACTTGTAAGTATGCAGTTTGGAAGTATCAAGAACACCAGTGCGAGCTGTAGTGGCACGGGCATATGAATCTGCTGCCTTACGACACTCAAACTCTTTCACCAAATAATTGACTTCTTTCTGTGCATTACGTTTGAACTTAATAAACTCTTCATCAGATGTCGCAAAAATACTTTGCGAGCAATTATTCTTCTGATGATTGAACCACATGTCAATATCTTTATGAACTTCATCGTTCTCAGCGATAATATATTTCAGATTAACCTGAGGAATCTCAACATACACATTCTCCATTGACTCTGAATTTATAAGATCCTGTAAGTTTCCTTGAAGAGAATCTGCAGTTTGCACCTCAGGTTCATCACTCAGTGGTGCGCTAGCAACCTGATCACTCTGGTTAGTAATCTCTTGCTCTCCAGAGTCACCAGATCCTTCACCAGGATTGTCATCTTGCTGAGTTACTGGAATATTTGCTGGTTCATTAGACTCCTCACCCATTTCACCAGGTGGCATCGGCATATCATCTACTTTCTCTTCTTCCTTCTCTTTTTTACAAAACTTATATAGAACCTCTGCTGCTAAAAGAACCTCATCAAAAGTATCGCAACCCTCGATCATACGAATGATTGCCATTTCTTCTTCGGTGAATTTGAGATTTAAAAAATTACCGATCTTAAAATATAAATTTGCACGATCAGCAAGGTTGAAATCATCAACATCCCCGCCAGATATAGAGAAAAAGTCCTCGTCATTTAGTTCTTGGTATCCTTTGAAAAACGTCTTTGCAAGTCCCATGTACTTGCGTTTCATTAATTTTTCAATTCTAGCATCCTCAACCACATTCACAAACTGAGGGGGGATAGCTACTTTCTCCAACCAGTTCTCATCAGGGGTAAAGAGT